AGCGAACTTGGAGTCTCACATATTCCCGTTAAAAAATGGCTCAAGACACATAATATTGATAATCTAGTTGATGCAAGAAGAAGAAATTCTGCTGCAACTGAAATCTTTAATGATAAAGAAAAACTTGAGGAATTGTATAATTCGGGAATGACTTGTGAAAACATTGCTGAGAGTCTTAATAGTACAAAAGGAACTGTCTCAAGATGGCTGGTATATCACGATATTGAAAGGAGAGCATCAAACTCCTATGAGAGAACTGTTAATAAAGTAAGTAATGAAGAGCGAGAGCTTATTGATTTTATTGGTGAAATATACTCTGATGAAATTTTAACTTCTAATCGTTCGGTTCTTAATGGAAGAGAACTTGATGTATATTTACCGAAACATAACCTGGCCATTGAGTATAATGGTTTGTATAGTCATTCTTATAAACCGTGGGCTGAACGTGAAAGTTTAATTAAAGGACCGAACTATCATTTATCAAAAACTCTGGATTGTGAAAAACAGGGAATTCAATTGATTCACATTTTTAGTGATGAGTGGAATTGTAGAACGGGAATTGTTAAGTCAATTCTTAGGAGTAAGCTTGGAATCAATGAACGAATTTATGCACGTAAGTGTAATATTGTTGAGGTTGATATTGATACTAAAAATAGATTTCTTAATGACAATCATATTCAAGGGGAAGATAAGTCTGGAATTAAACTTGGCCTGGAATATGAAGGTAATTTAGTATGCCTAATGACCTTTAATAAGTCTAGGTTTAATAGAAATTATGAGTGGGAATTAGTAAGATTTTGTAATGCTGGTGGTATTAATGTTGTTGGTGGGTTTAGTAAATTGATGTCTTATTTTAGAAGTAGATTTGGCGGTTCTATTGTCTCTTATGCCGATAGGCGATATTCTAATGGTAATGTATATCTTAAGAATGGATTTGAGTTGATAAGAGTTAATAAACCTGGGTATTATTATGTTGATAAGAATTATCAGGTTCGTCATAATCGTATGAAGTTTCAGAAGAAACTTATCGGGGCTTATGATTGTACTGAATACGAAAAAGCTAGAGAGATGGGTTTTAATAAGATATTTGATTGTGGTAGTTTATGTTTTGGTTTGGAGTAAATTATGTTTCAAAAAGATGATGAACGAGTCTACGATGAAAGCCTTGATTATTATGTTTACTATCTTATGAACCCATTAAGTGGTTCACCTTTTTATGTTGGAAAGGGGAAGAATAGGCGATGTTATCAACATCTTACCGATAAGATGGAATATTCGCGCAATAAGAGACTTACTGGACACATTAGGAATCTTAGAAATTCTGGAGTTGAGCCTGTTGTTATTAAGATATGTGAGAATATGATGGAAGAGGATGCTTATATTTTAGAGGAACAGGAAATTCTTAAATATGGCCGAAAAGGGTTCGATGAAGGTGGATGTCTTATGAATATTTACATTGCTAATAGGCCAGAAAAAAGATTCGGAAGTGATAATGGCTTTTATGGTAAAACTCATAGTGATGAAACAAAAAGGAAGATTAGTAAAGGTAATAGTGGAAAAGTTCGTTCACCCGAAACTAGAAGAAAGATTAGTATTTCGCAAAAAGGTAAACCAAAATCTGACGAACATAAAAGGAAAATTGGAGATAAATCAAGGGGTAGAATAACAAAAGATGAAACTAAACAAAAACTTAGAGAATATAATTTAAGAGAAGATATATTAAAAAAAAATATTGAATCAAAACAAAAGGAATGGATTATTATATCCCCTGAAGGTGTTGAAGAGTTTGTTGTAAATATGAATAAATACTGCCTAGAAAATGGGCTTAATCAGGGTAAAATGAGCTTGGTTGCTTCAGGCCATAGAAAACAACACAAGGGATACAAATGTAGAAAAGTTGATAGCCAATAAAAAAGAGGGCCGATGAGCCCTCTTGGGATAAATGTCAGCGTTTGCTCACATCAAGTTGGCGACGAGGGTTCTCCTGTAATAACGGTTGGCGTTAATCTGAAGACGACCTAGACCCTGGTCAATACCTTCCGAGAAGGGGTTGGCAACCATACCGTAACGAGTCTTAAACCCGATACGAGGAGTGAAAGTGTCCTGACCAACGGCACGAACCATTTGTAAAGGCACATATGGACAATAAAAAATTCCTGCGTCGTAAGGACTAGAACCCTTATAACCAACAACATAATATTGGCTGTTAGAAACGTTAGCGGAATAAGGATCAATATAAACGCGGAACTTACCCATAAGAACACCAGCAAATGTATTGCCGGTATCATCAACGTTAAGATTCGCATTTAGAGCAGGAGTGTAATCAAGTACACCAGCCATAGTAAGCGCAGAGGCTACATCAGCGGAGCACATAATAACATTACCCTTCCCACGACGAGTACGTTGTGCGATAGCATTAGCATCACGCTCAATTTGGAACAGAAGACCCTTGAACTTCTCAACAGACCAACGACCATTGGAATCAACATCAAGGTCAAATACACCAGGAGTAGCAACGTTTACAGCAGCACCCTGTTCAGCGACCTTATAGATGGTACGAATAACTTCGCGGTTGATTTCAGATAGAATCTCAGTAGAGAGAATGTTGGCAAGTTCAGCTTCAGCACTAAGACCGTGAATAGCCTTAAGATCTTGAGCTAGTTCAAGAGTGTATTCTGCCTTCAGAGCACGGCTCTTGGCTTCAACTAGAACCTTCTCAATAGAGAAGCTCATTTCGTTGAATTGGTCACCAGTATTATAACCTAGGGCTTCTGCATCACCAGTCTTCATTGCTTGACCGACTTGATAGGCGGTAGAAGAAGCAGTACCAACGGGGTTTAGTAGACCAGGGTTAAAACCAATGTTGTTGCTATTGGTAGTACCCATACCAACAACGGGATCGGTGAAACCGGCATTAACATTGAAACCGTTATCTTGACCAGAGAAGGTAGTATCAACTTCGTTGAATAGGGCTTCAGCACCGGAACGGTTGTTATAACGTGAACGCATCGCAAAGATTAGTCCAGTAGGACCAGTCATCGGTTGTACGCCAGCTAGGTCATAGGCAACTAGATTAGGCATTGACCGACGAATCAAAGAGATTAGTACGGGGTCAAAACCGGCAACAGGACCACCAGCAGAAGCACCACCACCGAAAGCACCGCCAGCACCAGCGGCATTACCGAAAGTAGAAGGGGCTTCAAATAGCATTCCGCGTTCAAAGTCTTCGCTAGAACGAAGGTATTGTTCTTGATTTTCTAGCAGTTGAGCGGTTACCTTTTTACGGTGAGAATCCTTGATAGGATCAAGGCCATCATAGTTGAGAAGAGGTGCCCACTTTTCCTGCAATTGTTCTTGAGTAAACATTTGCTTTTACCTTTTTGTAGTTTGAATTTGATTAATATTAAAATCAGTTTTTGGAGAACATATTAGCAGCTCTAAGATAGCTGCCCATTGCATCTGAGACTGGCTCAGGTGAATAGTCATAGGCTTCTGAGAGAGTTTGTGTCATTGCACTCCGGGATACTCTATGAGTGGGGAAATAAGATTCCTTAAGAGTTTCCAGCTTATCTCTATAAGTTTGTTCACCTTCAAACTCAACACTTTCAGCAAGTGTGGCGAGCTTCTCCTTCTGAGTGACGGCTAATCCTTCAGAAACGTCATCAAGAATTCTATCGGCAACCGACTCAGAGAGTCTTTGGTTTAGACGAACATTCTTTTCAATTTGCTCGTTGAGTTTTTCTTCCATTTCATCTAGTTTTTCTACCATTCCTTCCAGAACGTCATACTTTTCTTCAGGCATTTCTACATAATGTTGTTCACAAAGGCCCTTGAGTCCTTCTAGAAAAGACTCAGTAACCTTAACCTTAATACCAGTCTCCACTTGAAGACGGTTTTCTTCTAGCCATTCTTCGGCTACATACTCTAGAAAAGCATCTACACGCTCTTCTAGCTCTTCCTTGATTGCTTCAACCTCTTCAAGAAGAGCAGTTTCATATTGAGCTTCTAGGGCTTCTTTTAGTTGATTGGCTCTAGTCTTAAGAGCGGCCTCAAAAATAGTGCGAGCCTTTTCTTGAAACTCTTCGGAAAGTTCTTCACCTTCCATAAGAGCATTGACATCCTCATCTACATTAAAATCTTCAACATAGATTTCTTCTTCTAACTCATCCTCATCTTCTTCTTCTTCATCTTCTAGTTCTTCATCTTCTAGTTCTTCATCCTCTAGAAGCTCTTCTTCTTCGTCATCTAGTGATTCCTTAACTGCACCAGAAGGAAGCTTGGCCATAGGTTCGGCAGCCTTTGCAGACTTGTTGACTACATCCTTTACTTGAGAAAGGCGAGCACCGGGTTCCTTGAACTTTGCAGAATCGTCATCATTCTTATAGTTTTCAGGAGTGGGGCCTCCTAAATCTTCCCAAACTACAGTTTGACCAGGGGGAATATTACCGGATAGCTTTTGCATCGGTTCAGCAGATTTAGCACCGCTATTCACTGCTGTTTTGGATTGAGAATTCTTTGCGTCCATTTCTTGTAGATTGTTACCACGAGGCATTTTAATTTCTCCGTTGAAATCTTTTTATTGGTATTCTATGTTTATTTAGTATAGTAGTTCTTTTCAGATGTTATTAAGAAAATGATTGAACAACTCCAATTTCTTTTCTTCTAGTTGACGTGATTGAACTAACTTGTTGATTGTTCTTTTGGTACTTTCAAGAAGCCATTCCTTTCTAGTAACGTCATAATACCATTCTTTTCCTTCCATAATTC